ACTGAAATACGTCACACCATAGTTGACCCAAAAAATGACAGAAACAGCGCCCCTTGATATTCAGACACCGCGTGTTTTTGCGCCGTTGCTCCAGCCTGCGCGTTATAAGGGCGTATGGGGTGGTCGCGGCTCTGGGAAGTCTCACTTCTTTGCTGAATACCTCGTAGCGCAAGCGATGATGCGCCCCGGCCTGCGGGCTGTGTGCATTCGTGAAATCCAGAAGTCACTGAATATGTCGGTCAAGCAGCTCGTGACAGACAAGATCATGGCGCACGGTTTAGCTGACAAGTTCGAGTTGCTCGATAAGGAAATTCGCACACCGGGCGACGGCGTGATTATCTTCCAAGGGATGCAGAACCATACGGCGGACTCGATCAAGTCGCTGGAAGGCTTTGACGTTGCGTGGGTGGAAGAAGCTCAGTCCCTCTCGGCTCATTCGCTCAAGCTGTTGCGTCCGACCATCCGTAAACGCGGTTCTGAAATCTGGTTTAGCTGGAACCCCTCGCACGCTGAAGACCCAGTGGATGCGTTCCTCCGCACAACAGAGGCCGAGGCTGATCCCAAGATTGTCGTGGTGTGCGCGAACTGGTCTGACAATCCGTGGTTCCCTGCTGTTCTCAATGACGAGCGCGAACGCGACCAGAGAGCGCGACCTGACGAATACGACCATATCTGGGAAGGCGGCTATCAGCAGGTTACTGAAGCGCTGATCTTCCGTTATCGTGTCGAGTATGGCTGCGACTTTGAAGCGCCTGAAGACGCCCGCCTCTATTACGGTGTGGATTGGGGCTTTGCCAAAGACCCAACGGCCATTGTGCGGTGCTTTATCACTGACGACGTGCTCCATATCGACTATGCAGAAGGCGGTGTCGGCGTTGAGATGGACGCTCTCCCTGCTTTGTTCGACAAGGTGCCGGGCACACGCTCATGGCCCATCCTCGCTGATTGTGCCCGTCCAGAGACCATCTCCTTCATGGCGAACAAATATGGCTACCGCATTACGGGAGCGAAGAAATGGAAAGGCAGCGTCGAGGACGGCATTGAGCGCCTCAAGGGTTTCCGTGGCATTCGTGTGCATAAACGTGCAGAGAAGATCGCGCGGGAATTCCGCACCTATTCTTACAAGGTCGATCGTCAGACAGAAGCCATTTTACCCAAGATTGAAGACGCCAACAATCACTGGATTGACGCCACCCGCTACGCCCTCGATGGCCTCATTCAGAACCGCCGCAAGATGCCGGATTTCTCCGCCTTTGCAGGACAGCAGATCGTGCGTCGGTCTTTTGTTTAGCCAAGAAGGGCCTGTTTTGCCTCTATATCGTCTCGCAAGGTCGTTTCCATAGCGTGGCATTGCTGCGACCGTTCGCGAAGGAGCCGCAATACCTCGTCAGTCCACCCCGGCGGAGAACGTCGCTTCCCAGACAGAACGCCCCGGATTCGACTTGAGTCCACCCCAAGGTAATCAGCGAGGTCGCTCTGCCAACGCTGCCCAAAGGCAACCCGGCCCGCTTCTGCAAGTTGGTCAGCCGTTAAGCGCCACTCGCTCATTGCGAGAGGTTCCAGCATACGCGCCCAACAAGCGCTATCACAAAAAGAGCGGCCATAGCACCGATGAAGCGCGACGGCTTCTCACTCCAATAGTGCATAAGTTTTTCAGTCATCTCGTCTTCTCCTAAGAGAAAAGGATAAGGGGCCAAGCCCCCTCCCCTAATGTTTGAACCATGATGTCAAATGGTCGGCAATAGAAAAAGCCGTTTGAATGACCGTCCCGATAGCGCTGATGAGGGCCATCCAGAAGAGAAGTTTTTCATTTCGGTTGCTCATATCGTCGATCCTTTCTTGATCCGTCAGGCGCCCCATTGGGCTTCCTTGTTTCTATTTATAGGAACATTTTTCTTAATAATCAAGCCAAAAATTCCTTATAATGTCCCTCTTCCGCAAAAAAGCAACGCCGCCGTCACAGCGGCGTGAACCTGTTGTGCATCCAACGTCAGAGGAGAAGCCGCGTTCGTGGCTTTCGTCTCTGTTTGGGCATTACACGGCTGAGGATGCGAGGGGAGATGGAGCGCCGCCCTTGGACGTGCGCCTTGCTCCTTGCAAGCCTGCGCCGGGTGTCGTGCCAGAAAGGCAGAGATTGGCCAATGACAGCGCCCTTGATGCCGTGCAGGGACAGATCAGCGCCTATGCCGCCGGCAATGCGGGCGCAATCCAGTCATGGCTGGCGGATGGTTTGGGCTTTATGGGCTATCCTTACCTCTCCCAAATGGCCATGCGTGCTGAGTTCCGTAAGCCATGCGACATTATCGCCCGTGAAGCAACACGGGAATGGATACGATTTAAATCAACCAAGAACATCAACATCACCGATTACGATACGGACGAAGAAGCTAACGCCGCCCGTGAACAGCAATCACGCGAGACGGCTGAGAAGATCAGCGCGATTGAGGCTGAGTTTAAGCGCCTTGATGTGCGGGCTCTGCTCTATCGCCAAGTGCTCAGTAGCCTTCTAAACGGCGTTGGTTATCTTTGGATCGACATCGTAGGCCTATCGGCTGATGCGACGGGACAAAATGTTCCGCTCAAGATCAATGAGCACGGCGTTAAGAAGGGAAGCCTCAACGGGTTCAAGATTATTGATCCGGTCTGGACATCGCCCAACTATTTTAACGCTGACAGTCCCTACCGCGCAGGCTTTTACGACCCTGACAATTACTGGGTGCAAGGCTGCCTGACCCATAAAGACCGCCTGCTGAAGATGGTGCCTTACGAGGTGCCCGACATCTTCAAGCCTGCCTTTAACTTTGGTGGCCTGTCACTCACCCAACAGCTCCGCCCTTACGTTCATAACTTCCTCCGAACCCGCAATAGCGTGAGCGACATCACGGCCAATTTCTCCAAGTTGGTGCTCAAGACAGACATGACTGCGGCCATGCAAGGTGGCGTGATGGATCACAATGGCACCAGCACGATTATGGGCCGCGCGTCTTTCATGCAGCAAGTCTCTGAAGGGCAAAGCACGATTGTGGCCGATAAAGAGAATGAAGAGGTCTCTATCGTCGCCACTCCTCTTGGCGGCCTGTCTGATCTGCAAGCGCAATCTATGGAGGCGATGGCCTCTATCCCCGGTATTCCGCTTGTTAAGCTGTTCGGCATCACACCAAACGGCCTTAATGCGTCGTCAGAGGGAGAAATCCGCGTTTTCTATGACGAGATCGCCGCCTTTCAAGAAAACAACCTGCGCCCCATTCTTGAGAAAATCCTGCGTCTCATTCAGCTCAACCTATGGGGCGAGATCGATGAGAGCCTCGACTTTGACTTCGTCAATCTCTGGCAGCTCGATGATGAAAAAGCCGCGAGTGTAGAGAAAGCCAAAGCTGAAGCCGACAAGATCAACATCGAAGCGGGCAAGATCACGCCTGACGAAGCGCGGATGCGCGAAGAGCAAGATCAGAACAGCCTGTATCGTGGCGTGAACCTCTCAGGTGAAGCCCCCGGTATTCCTGAGACGGAACCGCCCAACCTTGGTGGCTCTGAAGGGGACAGCGGAGAGAGTGGAGCCTTCTAATGGCCCAGCTTATCGCTCCCGGGCGTTCAATACGCTTGCAAAAAGGGCGCTCTAATGCAGGGGTTGCGGCTACATATCGCAAGCACCTCACCGTTCTGATACGGCGGATGCATCGCGACACGCTCCAGACCATACGCGCCCATTACCGCCGCGCTGAACCCGAGATCGCCCTTGATGCCAACCCTCTGACGGCACTGCAAGATGCGCTCGAGCAATTGCAGGCAAAGTGGCGGCTTCTCTTTAACGCTCAGGGCGCAGCTCTTGCTGGGCAGTTTGTGGAAAGAGGCCGTTCAGATGCAGAGGCAGACCTGCGCCGCCGCCTTAAACGCGCAGGATTTGGGATCACATTCAAGCCCTCTGCAACGCTTCGCCGACAGCTTGAGATTGCCACCCAGTACAATGTTCGGCTCATCACCTCGATCGGTGAGCAATATCAGCAAGGCATCAATGCCCTTGTTACAGAAGCCGTCATGGCGGGCGGCGACCTTGGGACGCTGACAAAGAAACTTCAGTCTCGCTGCGGGGTGTCTGAGCGCAAGGCGGCGTTCATCGCCACTGACCAAAACAATAAGATCAGTCAGTTTGTCGAACGCCAGCGCGCCTCTGAGCTGGGCCTTAAAGAAGCCTATTGGCGGCATGTTTGCGGTGGGCGTTTCTCCCGTGAAGACCATCGCCGCGCTGATGGCATGCGGTACGACATCGCTAAAGGCTGCTTTATTTCGGGCCAATACATCCAACCCGGGCAGCTCGTGAATTGCCGATGCCGTGCCGAATATATCATTCCCGGTTATAATGATTGGAAATCCCATGGAACGACTAGCCATTGACCGCATGGGCTCCGTGCGCACCTTTGACAAGGATGGGCGGCTGCATGTGGAAACCACGCCCATTAGCAAGGCCAATATTTGCGGCTATTTTGGCCGTGAAATCCCTCGCTCTGAAGAGCTTGGACTCAAACCCGAACAGACCTACCGTCTGCTCCGTGACCCTATCGAACTCGAACGTGGCGCTGCGACCTTTAACGGCCTCCCCGTTTTAGATGATCACCCCACGAACACCTCACGCGTCACCGCTGCCGACCCGCAAAAGCATATCGTTGTGGGCTCGACGATGCGAAACGCCATCTTTGAAGACCCCTACCTTAAAAACGGGCTGACCATCTGGGACGGCCCACTGATTGAGAAGATCAAATCTGGCCAGCAGCGCGAGTTGTCCTGTGGCTACGATTACGATGCCGATATGACACCGGGCACCTACAAGGGCGAGCCCTATGACGGACGCATGACCAACATTCGCGGCAACCATGTGGCTCTTGTGCCCAATGGCCGCGCTGGGAGTGACGTCACCGTTCACGATACTGCACAAGGAGCGCCAATTATGGCCGAAACAAAAGACAAAACAGGCTGCGACAGCCAAGACAATGCGTTGCGCGACATCTTAGGCGAAGACGCCGAGGACGACACAATCGCCGCGATTAAGAAGCTCTTCACCTCAAGCGCTAATGACAACGGTGATGAGGAGGGCGACAAAGCGAAGAAGTCCGCCGAAGATGGCGATGACACGGAAGGCGGCAAGCCCGCCGCCAAGGATGAAGGCGACGACACGAAAAAGCCCGCTGAAGATGAGGATGAAGACGATCCCAAAAAGAAACCAGCGGAAGATGACGACGAGGACAAAGAGCGCGAGCGTAAAGCCGCAACAGATAGCGACATTAACCGCATAGTAGAGCGCCGACTGGAGCGCGAACGCCAACGCCAACGTGCGGCAAATGATGCGCGTCGTGATGTCCGCCCTCTCGTCGGCGAGGTGCATGACCTCGATAACGCCGCAGATATTTACCGCTACGCCCTCTCTCAGCAGGGCATGGCCAATGACAGTCTCGTAGGCGTCAATACACCCGGCTTGAAGGCGTTGGTGCAGGCTAAGGTTGATCGCCAATACCCTGCCTCACCTGCTCCCATCGCTAACGACAGCGCCTCACTGCCGTTCACTCCTCCTCGCCAACTAGGATAGTCCCATGTCCACCGAATTTCAGAGATCCGTTAATTACACATGGCCGCAAGGTTATGCGGGTGGGGTGGCCTCTGCCAATCCACGCCGTTCTGTCATTTCTCCTGAAGCGGGATTCCGCGCTGGCTCTTCCGGGCTGCTGATTGCCGCTTTCGCTTGGGTCAATCAGGACGGCATGACTGTTTCCAACACAGGTAATGGCAAACCTGCGGGCTTTGTCCATCGTGACCAACAAGGCTTAACCACCCAATATTTGCAAGGCGCAACGATGAGCATCCCGGCAGGCTTTGCCGTCACGCTCTCATCTGGTGGCGATTACTGGGCGCTTTCCCAGACGGACGCCACTGTTGGGCAGTCTGTTTATGCCTCGACCAAAGATGGTACACTCCAAACGGCAGCCCCCGGCTCTGCTCCACAAAATACCGTTGATACGGGCTGGATCGTCACACAAGGCGCGCCCGCTGGAACAGAAATCATCATCACCGGCCCCCTCACCGCATAATATTCTTACAGGACACTCATGGCACAGATTACGCCTGCTCAACTCAAGCAGTATTATGGCGTGCATGGCGTGCAGGACTACAATCCATCCCGCATGGCTCATGACGCCGCCGTTACCGCTCCCAATAGCGGCATTCCCAATATCTTCAGCACCTTTACAGACCCTCGCGTCACCAAGGTGCTCATCACCCCTACCAAAGCAGAAGAAATCTACGGTTCTGCCAAAAAGGGCGATTGGCTCACTGAAACCGCACAATTCTCCCTCGTGGAAATGTCCGGCCAGACAGCCTCTTACGATGATTACAGCCAGAACGGCGATAGCGACGCGAATGCCAACTGGGTCATGCGTCAGTCTTTCCATTACCAAACCTGGACAAAATGGGGCGAGCGCGAAGTTGAAATGATGGGCGCGGCCAAGATTGGCTGGGCGGCTCAGAAAAACGAAGCCTCTATCTCTATCCTCAACAAAACACAGAACCGCATTAGCCTGTTCGGTGTAGAAGGATTACAGCTCCGTGGCGCACTTAATGACCCAGCCCTTCCCGCTGCTCTTCAGCCTACCCCCAAAGTGACCGCATCAGGAACGGCCACAGGGGGAACAGATTGGCTGAGCACCACTGACCCTAATCAGGTCTACAACGACATCCTCAAAGCAGTTCAGAAAATCCTCGCACAAATGGGCGGGAATGCTGACCTTGAAAGCAAGATGACGTTAGTCATCCCCACAACACGTCAGCAATGCCTGCTCTACGCGAACCAGTTCCGCACCACCGTGCGCGACCTGCTGAAAGAGAACCTGCCTAATCTGACGGTCAAAACGCTGCCTGAAGCGGGCTCTGACCTCGCAGGGGGCTTGAGCAAGATTACTCAAATGCAGCTTTTCTTAGAAGAAGTTGACGGCCAAAAAACCGTTGAAACCGCCTTCACTGAGAAGCTCCGCGCCCACGCCGTTGAGCGCTACAGCTCAAACATTCGGCAGAAGAAAACACAGGGAAGCTGGGGCACCATTTGGTATTACCCGGTCGCTTGCGTCACGATGGTAGGGATTTAAGACATGGCTAAATTTATCACGGTGTTATGCCGCCTCCCTTCCGGGGTTGAGCTGGAACTGCACGACCTCGACAGCCTTAAAGAACGAGCTAATTCCGCCGCGCCGATTGGTCTGGCCTCTGTCCCGCGCCAATCCGTCCTACTCAACGGGGCCAAGCATGACCCCACCTATCATCCCGCTGAGGGCCGCCTTCTTGGTCGTGCTGGGCGCACGCAGGTAGAAGAAGACTTCTGGAATGAGTGGCTCAAACAAAATGAGCGCAATGACCTCGTCACCCGCAAGCTCGTCTTCGCAGAAGCCAGCCCCACAAAAGCGGACGCTGCTTTAGCAGAACTCAGCAAAGAGCGCACAGGCTTAGAGGGGAACGACCCCGACAACCTGCCTAAAGACGTGAGCAAACTGGAGAAAGAATAATGACGGACGGTGTTGTTGAGTTCTCCTACACAGACTGGGCGGCGGCCTTCCCTCCCCTTGCGCAGAACGTGAAGGAGCCACAGGCGCGCATGCTGTTCCGGCAAGCATGTCGGTTCCTCAACAACACCGCCTTTTCCATTGTGCAAGACGTTGAGGAGCGGCAGGACTTGCTCTGGCTTCTCATGGCTCATCTCGCCCAGCTTGGCCTCAACGCCAGCGGGGCGGGCTCTACAGGCACGCAAGGCGGCGTGGGGCGCATCGCCTCCGCCTCCCGTGGCTCCGTTTCCGTCTCATTCGATGGGGCGGGCCTGCCTTCCCATGCGGGCTGGTTTACCCAAACGCAATACGGCCTCACCTACTGGCAGGCTACCGCTCAATATCGCCAGATGAGGATGACCCCCGGACGCCCTCATCCGGCGAGGATTTGGCCGTGAGGTGCGATAGAACATCAGAGAGACCGGCCAACGCACGGCTCAGTGCCACAGCACTTTCCAGAGCAAGAACGCCACGAGTACAGGGATTGCCACACGGACAATAAGCGCCACAATCCCTTGAGGGGCATGGCCGCCGCGCTTGTGGGCATAGACCAACATCCCAATACGAACCGCGCAGAGCACGACAATCACAAGCGTTAGGGCAATCTTGCCAGTTATCGCTCCATACATACAGCGTGTCTCTTTCCAAGGTAAAACCAATGTCTGCCTCTTTTAAAGGCGGAGCTAGATTACAGGCTCACCTTAAAAAACTCCAAGAAACTCTTGGGAAAAAGAAAGCCGTAAAGGTTGGCTTCTTTGAAAACGCCACCTACCCAGACGGCACGTCCGTAGCTGTAGTAGCCGCCACGCAAGAATTCGGCTCTCCTGCGCAAAACATCCCTGCTCGTCCCTTCATGCGGCCTGCTTTTGATGAGCGCCATGAGCAGTGGGGCAAAGCCATCACAGGGGTCTTGAAGACCAGCAATGGGAATGTTGAAGGCGCCCTAGAGCGCGGGGGCGCTGCCGCCGCTGAGGATATTAAAAAAGCCATCCAAGCCGTCCATGATCCTATGCTGGCTGTCAGCACTATCGAGGCACGCTTGCGGGACTGGGAAGAAACGGGCGCTTTTGAGAAAGATAAAGACCTCCAAAAGCCCCTCATCCGCACGGGACATATGCTTAACTCTGTGTCCTATCAGGTGGAGGATGACGATGGTTCTTGACCTCTACGATATGGCGCTTGGCTTAACGACGGCAGTCAATCCTCTGATAGAGGGCGTGCTTAGGCGCTCCATCGGCCCTGTCAGAAATCCCGATTATAGCGTCAGTGACGGCTACGAAGACATTCCCGTTCAGATGGAGGTTCAGGCCCTGTCAACGTCTGACCTTCAACTGCTGGACAACCTCCAGCAACAATCCGATGCCCGTGCGGTTTACCTTCGCGGCGCTGCAAATGCCCTTAACCGCCCTCTTCAAAGCGGCGGCGATGTGCTGGTCTTTGACGGCTCTGAGTGGCTCATCACCCAAGTTCTCGAAGAATGGGGAGAAGACGAATGGCGCAAAGTGATTGTTACGCGGCAAATCGCACAACCTCAAACATCCAACTAACCCCAACCGAACCACAGATTATGAAGGCGCTTGGGGACTGGCTGGAGACGGTGCTTCCGTCAGGTTGGGTCGTGCTACAAGCCCAGCAAAACCGCGCGACACCACCACTCCCTCCCTTCGCGCTTATGCAGATCATTTCTCGTAAGCGCAAAGCCACAAATAGCCGCGAGTATCACGACCAGAGCGTGACCATCATTCAATCGCTTATCATGAGCATTCAGGTCACACTCTATGGCACGGGCGCGGGCGATGGGGCGGTGCAGCTTAATACCGCATGGCGTGACCATGACGCCGTCACCTTTTTCCGTGACGTTCTACCTGAAGCCGCCCCTCTCTACGGATCAGAGCCCAGACAGCACCCCTTCACCACCGCTGAAAAGCAGTATGAGGACACATGGTCACTTGACCTCGCCCTTCACGTCAACAGCCGCATTACG